GCCATTGCTAACGTTGTTGCGCCTGCAAGAGCAAACATAGATTTTGGATTGCTCATATCTGCAGAGCTATCCCCTTTTCCAATAATATCTCTAGAATTTCTACCGAGAACTTCGGCAATTTTAACAAATGTCGGTGCTATAAGTGCAAAAATACCAGCTACAGCTAACACTGTAAGCAATTGTCCTATTGAAATAACAGGTACTAATGTAAATATTGCAGCTGCTCCTACAATTGCGCCAGCAACTCCAATAATCATCAGAGCTGTTAAACCAACATCTTTTGCAGACATTGGTGTAAACATTCCGCCTCCAGGTCCGCCTTTTGCGCCAACTCCTTTTGCTAATGTTTTATTTTGTTCCCTTAAAATACTTCTAATATCGCTTAATATTGTAGTTTGCTTTTTAAGTTCATCTCCAGTTTCGGCCCCTGTTTTACTATTAGCACCTCCTAAAATAACTTCACTTATTTGCATTAAAATAGCGGTAGTTGCTTCAGTAGCTGCTTGTATCTTATTTAAAGGGTTCGTTAATAATGTAACTTGTTTATTATTGCTGGTCACGTGCGATTCTGTTTTTTTAAGATAAACACTTGTTCTCTAGGATTATATATCCCAATAAAAAAGGGTCCGATTAGGGACCCTCTATTTATTTTAGACTCGGCATTTTCATGTTTGGCATTTTCATGTTTGGCATTTTCATTCCGCTCATGGCTCCTGATGTTGCATCATTCTGCCCTTGATTCTGTTTATTCTCCTCCTTGATATGGTCTATTAAGTCCTTAACTAAATAATGGAACTCATAGTATTCAAGGTTTTCAAGTTCACTTGGTTGAATATGTAATTTAAGATAAATGTGAAATTTAACCTTAAAGAAGTTCGCCAGCGATATCTTGAACAACGAAAAGAGATTTGATGCCGTCACGAAAGGTGATGGGAACCTCTTCCTCCTCGTCCCCTAATTGTACTAGCATATTTGGTTGAACTCCAATTTTCATCTTTTCAGCCAATGTATATACTAAATTGTATTTTTTGTTTGACCACCCGTTTAATTCAATTTCAAATTCAAATAATGTTTTATCGCTAAAACCTCTCCAGTCTTTATGCAAATAAGGAATAATTTGAAGAACTGATTGATCTACTTTTTGACCTTTTTGTTGCTTTTCTTTAATGTAAGCCGTAATCTTTTGCATAACACCAATAACCGGTGGGTTCATTTCGATTGTACCAAAAGATTTTGTTTCAATCATAAATGATTTTCTTTCTGGATCATAGTACTTGTCTAATTCAGTTGGAATTTTAAAGTATTGAAAGAATTCTTTTTTAATTTCAATTTCATGCTTTTCTCCTTTTTTCGAAGTGTGATCGATTCTAAGGTTAGATTCAGGCTCAGGGAATGTTAAATCTCTAATTGATAAAATAATGTAAAATCTATCCTCTTCAAGAATATCTTTATAAGACAATCTTTTGTTTGCTGAAGTTATTCTAATACATGATTCTAAAATTTGATTTAATTTTTCATCAATGTCTAAAACGTTAGTTTCATCGATTGTTGAGAAATGTCTAATTTCAGTTACTTTTGCTGATCTAATTGAGATTTCAGTACCTTCAGGGTAAAACATTCCACCAGATGGAAGTGAAATTGTTGGAACCACATGATACCCTAAATGAAAGTCTGCACCTTCTGCTTTTTCTCCAGTAAATCTTTCCATGTTAACCCTTCCTAAATTAATAGGCTCTTCTTGGGTTTCTTCAAATTCATTAGATTGAACCATATTTTTATATTGTTCTTCTAAGTTAATTTCGTTTTCGTTACTTTCGTTACTCATAAATTATTTGTCTTTAAGTTTTTTAATATCAATTTTTTCGAAAGGCTTGATACTACTTGCCTTTTTTTCGATTTCTTCTCTAATAACATCTCTTATAAAAGCAGAAATTGAAATAGGTCGTTGACCCGTTTCAATTGCTTCGTTCAAGATGATTCGATTAATCAAAGATACTTCCTCTTCTGACAGAAGAACCTGTAACTTTTTTGTTAATTTATCCATCTATATATTATATTATCATTATATTATGTTTTTGTTTCATAAAAAAATGGGGAATAATTAACTATCCCCCATGATTTTTGAATAATTATGCTAGAACTTCTTTCCACGCATCGCATCTAAACCCTACTTCTAAAGTAGCAGCATCTGCAGATTCATAGTTTAATTCAGCAGTAAATCCTAAACCTGAAGTAATTTGACAATCTTCTAAAGTTACAGTTCTATAAATATCTCCAGCTCTGTTGAACTGTACGATAACAATAGTACCTACGTAATCTCTTTTAAGTCCCATTGCTCCTGTGTTTGGGTCGTATCTTAAGTTGTACCACTGTCTCATTGATTTATAAAGGTAGGCTTGGTTTGCCTCATTTAAGTTTAACGAGAAGTTAAGTGTTACATCAACCGCTGTAGTATCAGGAGTACCTGCAAACGATCTAGTTACGAATTTGTATTTTTGTTCAATAGCACCAACTTCTTTATATAAATCTAATCCTGAGATTGAATTAATATGCTGAAGCATAAGTGGCGCATCCGAAACACCTGCTGGTGGAAGGATTGTAACTTCGAACAAGTTACCTTGTACTGGTTCGAAGTTTCTACCTTTTCTAGACGTTTGGTCTTGATTATAATGTGGTAAAGCCATGTTTTATTAATGTTTTATTTTTTTATATATCTAATTAACCTAAGTTACCTGATTGAATTTCTCCAGTATTTAGAATTGTTGTTCTATGAACTACGATTTCTAAACCTTTTACTGGTTCAACATAAGTATCGATAATACCCATATTGTTGTCAATAACTTCATTAGTATTGTTAGATTGATCCATTACGTTTTTAAATTCATAAACTCCACCGTCTTGTTTAACACTTTCCATAAATGAATCTGCTAAAGTTTTAATTTCAAGTCTTGTTTGAACATTATTAAATTCAAATACGTAATCTTTAAGAATATCTGCCATACCATCTTGAATATAAATAAGTACTTCTCTAACGTGAGCTGAAGAAAGTGCAGATTTAATAGATTGTTGCGCAGTTTTATTTCCTAAGATTGTTAATCCAGTTCCTCTTTGGAATACAATCGGGTTGATTCCGAACGGCTCTAGGATGTCTCTATCATTTTTATCAAATGAATATTCAGCTCCTTTAACGTTTGTACCAGAAACAACTCCACGTCTTGGACCAGCAACGATTGACCATGGTAAAGCGTTAGTGTATTTGTCCATGTAGTTATTTGCAACGTAAGCAGCTGCTGGAACGATAATATCTTTTCCATTGTCGCTTACGATTAAACCAGGTCCGTAGTAGAATGCATAGTTTGCTCCTGCTGCGATGCTAGGTAAAGCATAAACCTTTGTAGGGTTTTTATCTTGATTACCTCCGGTTGCGATATAAGCAGTATCGAATGCTCCTTCTGAATCCGTAAATGATGGATCTGTAGATTTTTTAAAATCTTCAATAGTTGGTGCATTTAAAATAGCTGATGCATTTTGTCTGTCTTTTGCTAATTGAGAAAGATTTGATTTATTATTTAAACCGTTTACGTCAAAAGAAGTAAAAGTATCAACAATATATCTAAAGTCAATCATATCTTTATCAACTAATGCATTGTATAATCCAACGCCTCCTGAAAGAACTGATAAATAGTCGCTTAAGTTTTTAACTGAAATTTCAGCTTTTGGTAAAACAAAAGTTTTATAGTGAGAAGCTGCATTTTCAAAAGATTTAATATAGTAACCTGACCATATTGCCTCTGGTGCGATATCACAGAATACTGTATATGTATTTGCAGATTTAGAAACTCTATTAACTCTTGCAATTCTATTAGTTGTAGCAGATTTCACATAGTTTCCTATTGCAATTGGGAAAGTTGCTGGAGTATTTGGCGCAGTTAAATAGTTAACAGTGAATGTTGTTCCATTTGTTGCATACGTAGCAGCAGTTCCTAATAAACCAGTAAATGATTCAGTAATCGCTCTTGTGTTACTTACATGATAAAAATTAAGATCAGTACTTGTTCCAGATAGGGCTTCGTATGTAGATTCTTTAATGTCAACATCACATACTAATGTAAGTGTTCCTTTTGCAGGAACTGCAGGTTGTGCTGGAGTAACTCCATTACTTGCAAAAAGATTTAAACCATCTACGCTATCATTTAAAGACGCAAATGTTCCGTTAACTGCAGTAAGTATAGTACCGATAGCTGGATCAAATGATACAGTAAACGCGGTGTTTGCGACACCAGTACCAGCAAATAAGAATGATCCTGTTAATGGAACTGGTTCAGTCATATAATTATTAAAAACTGCAGGATCTGAGTTTTTAATATGTATAACTGTATTTCCAGGTAAAAGGTCTGTAGTATCTCCACTTAAAAATTCATAAAATGAATTTTCGTTTGGTTTATTATAAGAAAGCGGAACGGCAGGGATAGCAGCTGCTGTTTGAACCCAGTTTGCTGTTTCAATTAATGCGTATTCTCCATTAGTAGCAGCAAGTAGTGAATCTTCACCAATAAATGCTTTGTTTGCTTCTACTTGTGTAATGTCTGTAATAGTTAATGTATCTCCAGTAACCGTAACAACGTTTGCTGGTACGATATCAATCGGGTGATTTGAAAGAACTGCACTTTGTTTAACAACATGTGATAACAATTCGTAATCTTGATCTTCATCAACAATATGTCCAACAAAATCAACTTTAGTTCCATTTTCATTAATTACTTGATCTTCATCAACAGCACAAAATAAACCTGTTCTTCTTGCTTCTGTATTAATAATTGATTCAATATATAAGTTTCTACCTTCTAGGTCTTTAAATCCCGGTAAGATAGAACCAGTGTATTGCGCGATTAAACTAACCTGTCTTAAATTAGCAAATTCGTTTAATAAAGCCTTGTCTAATCCATCTGCTGTAAAATATTTAGAGTAGATTGGGTCATTTGACATAGTAACTGCATCAAATTCTCCTCTGAATACGAATACATCAATCATGAAATCTGAAATTTTATCAAAGTCATTTAAGTATTCTGGAACATTTCCTTCTCCGTACCATTCTCTTGCAGTTAAATCAAATTCTCTAACTGAAGCAGCTTGTCTTACAATAACTGTAATTGAATCTTGTTTGATATTTACAAAGTTTAATAAGTTATTGTCACCAGCATTAATTTCTGCTAAAGTAGCAGCATCTGAAGGTGTCATGAATTTATCATTATCAAAGAATTTATCATAAACTCCGGTACCATTTACTGACAAATTAGTTCCTGTTTGAGAACCGTTTGTCGAAGGTGCTTGAAATGATGCAACATCACCTTCTGTAAATTTAGCCAAGTTCAATGCTAAAATCGGACCTCTTGAAAGAGCTTCGATACATGATCTGTGGAAAAACATTCCCTTTTTTTCTAATCCTTTATCAATTGAACCAAAAACATTGTTAAATGTTTCTTGTGAATCAATTAAAACTGGAGTGTTGTAAGGTCCTTTTCTAGAGTGACCTACTACTAATCTAAGAGTCTCAACGTTAATGTTCGCTGTTTGAGATTTATCAAACTCAAGTCTATAAACTCCTGAGCTCTTAAAATTTAATAATTGCGGACTTAGTGCCATAATTTTAAGTGTATTTTTTTTCTTTTATTATATATCCTTTTTTTAGATGGAGATTACAATAAATCGTAAATATCGTATTGCATATCACCTTGAACATCATTGTCTTTATAAAGAATTTTCTCCATTAAATCATGTTTTTCGGGTTCAATAACATCCAATAATTCTTCGACATAATCTGCGTAATCGGTTGTTCCAAAAAATTCAGTTGCTGTGATACAGGTCATGATGGTATCATCTTTTCCCATCTGCGCAGCGTAACTTCCATTCTTAACAGTACCAAAAAGACTGGCTTCTTGAACTGTCGTTATATCGTTTATTTTAATTCGGTTTGTTTCAATTAATTTTTTAAAGTTTTGACAGAAAATTGCCTTATTATCTGATTTTAGTCTAAGTCCAGCCTTTGGGACTTTTGAATCATGCCTATGTTTAAATCGTAGTACCATTTCGTCCTCAAAATCATTTCTACCTGGGAAAACTGTTGAAAGATATTGTAACAAAATACTTCCATAAGTATTAAATTCAATAATCATTTTAACGTTTTCTGAGTTAAAAACATCAATTGCTAAAGTATATAATATTTTTGCGAAATCTTCAATTGGATGCTCGTTACTTCTAAAAACAGCAACTTGATTAATCATAAAGAAATCGTACATCGCACCTGGTGTAATGTAATTTTCAATATGTTTATCCTCCATTGGCTCAACTTCAAACACGTTAATAACTGAGAAATCTCCACCGTTTCCTTCGGCAATATCTACTGAAAATAGGTAATATCTGTCAGATTCTGCTGCTGATTCAACATCAAAATCTGGATCAAAGGCTAAGAATCCCTGAGTGTCAATATGGATATTCTCAAAATCTTCAAGATCATGCCAAACAAATTTCTTTGCATTTTTACGGATACTTTTCATAGTACCTGGACTTAATAGTAAACTCGATGAACTTGTAAATTCATTTCCATACTGTCTATTAAATGCATCTTCTGATCCAAGGTTTCCAAGTTCTCTTTTATACCATGCATCATCTCGATCTGGATGTTGCCACCAATCGATCCTGGTTGCTTTATATTCATTTTTTCCTTGTTCAGCATCAGCAAAGATTTCATAAAACTTATTAAATCCATTTGGTGTAGAAGTAATATTGATCCTTGAAATTTTAGATGCAGAAAGTGTAGGATAAACGTTTTCATAGAATGAATCCACAAT